CTTATGCAAAAGCAAAGGTGAATGTGGTTATCTTGAGGCAAAAGAACAGTTTGTTAATGGTGTGTTAGAGAGTGACAAGTTTTACAACAACTGGATTATGGTTAGAGTAAGAAAGTCGCATATAAAAGGATTGCAATGTTAGAGGCATTTAGAGATATCATAAATTATGATGTATTATTTTTTATTCCTACAAATGATGAAGGCATATTAAATATTGAGAGTTGTAAATATAAAAAACCTGGTGATTCTATTGGTGGAAGTGAATTAGGAAACGAGTATCATATTTCTTTGTTTAGGTTCAACAAAGAAGATGGTGTTTCGGATATTGATACTTTTGATGCTATTTTGGCTGATCCTAGAGTTTATATTACAAATTTGATTAAAGATAATTGGTATGGGTTTGTGGCAAGAAAAACTACCACATCCAAGGAATTTGTGGATGATATTCTTGACAAAATTAAACTTATCTGATATAATACTTACATTTGAAACTACTGAAAGTTTATTATGATTCTTATTGACTTGAACCAAGTACTTTTGTCTGGTTTAATGGCACAAATCTCTAACTCAAAAGGTGTTAAGTTAGAGGAATCCCTCATTCGTCATATGATTTTAAATATCATTAGGACACACCTAAAGAACTTCCGAAAAGACTATGGTGAAGTTGTGTTATGTTGTGATAACCGTAAATATTGGCGCAAAGAATGGTTTCCATATTATAAAGCAGGTCGTAAAAAAACCCGTGAAAAATCAGACCTCAATTGGCATTTGATTTTTGATATGCTTACAAAATTCAAACAAGAACTTAAAGATAATTTTCCATACAAAGTGGTTGATGTTGATGGTGCAGAAGCCGATGATATCATTGGTACTCTTGTTCCTCGTCACATTATGAACGAAGATGTTTTGATTATTTCAAGTGATGGAGACTTTCTACAATTACAACAATACAATGGTCGTAGCAAATTTAAAGTCAAACAGTACAATCCAGCACAAAAGAAATTTATTGTTTCGGATAATCCACTGGACGAGCTAAAAGAAAAAATTATCAAAGGTGATAAAGGTGATGGCATTCCAAATGTATTATCTCCATCTGATTGTTTTGTTCGTGATTTACGTCAAACACCAATTACTAAAGGTAAACTTGACAAACTTATGGAAAAAAACTATACCGAATGGGAAGATGAAAATGCTAAAATTGGTTTCACACGAAACCAAACTCTGATTGATTTGACACAAATACCATCTGCCGTCAAAGAGAAAATCATAAATACATATGAAGAAACAATACCTGTAAAAGGCAAACTATTGGATTATTTTATTACAAATAAACTATCTAACTTAATGGACGTTATTGAGGAATTTTAATGAAAAGTATTTTTGAAGTTTTTGATGAATTTGAACAAGCTAAAAACAAAAAAGAAAGAATGTCTGTGATAGAAAGAAATCTATCGCAAACATTAGTAGATGTTTTACAATTAACGTATCATCCAGATTTCCAATGGAAGGTTAAAGAGTTGCCTGAAAATTTTAAATTTGCAACTGATGTATTGCCTGGAATTACTTTTGATAATCTAAGTTCACAAATGCGTAGACTTTATATGTTTAAAGTTGGTGATCCTACTGCGGAAAAATTATCAGAAAAAAGAAGTAAAGAAATATTATTACAAATTTTAGAATCTATCGAAGCAAGAGATGCAGAAATTATTTTAGGAATCTTTCAGAAAGACCAAGGTGTTAAAGGTCTTGATTATAAGTTTGTTAAGGAAGCTTTTCCTGATTTATTACCGTAACTATAGGAGTATTAAGTGTCAAAGTTTGTGGCTAAGTTTCGTAAAAATGATTATGATGATGAATTTTCACCAAAGCGTAGTAGACGCAGAGATGAAAAAATTGAAAAAAGAAAAATAAAGCAAAATTATGATGATTATGGTTATGATTCGGGTTATGAATCAACAAAAAGAAGCAATAAAGTAAGAAAAAGTTACTAATGTTGTAATTCCACAACACCGCTTGACATTTGATCGAAAAACGAGTATAATTCTTATTCGTTTGGAGAAATTTTATGATGTTTCATGTGAATATACGCAAGTCAAAGCAAAAAAATGTGACAAAAGCCGCTCGTGAGCAATATGAGCAGTGGTTGGCTTCGCACCAAAAACCCATAGTCAAAAAACTACATACTCCAAACACTAAATTGTCAGGATATTCTTTGTCTGCACCTCCTGGTCGTGAGACAAAGCACTATCCATCATTAGATACAGGCCTTGGCAATGCCACAAAGGCAGCACCAAAGGTTTATACAGGCACAAAAGTGATGGGAATTGCAACAATGCACAAATCAAACGCTGTTCCTGTGTTTAACAGCGAAGAAGCTGTAGAAATTTCAAGTATGAGGCGTTAAAATGAAGAAAGATTTAAAATTTATCGTTGAACTTAAGCGTCCGGTTTGCCGGACACCCATTAAACCTGTGCAAAAACACAAAATTGACACAAAATTCAGTCGGAAAAGTAAACATCCACTGAAAAATTCACTGGAGAATTACAAATGACACAAATAGATGAACAAATAGTACCGGCCGACTTGGTTTGTGATAGTCTTGAACCTTGGCAGCGACTGGAAAACGTTATAAAAATATGGGCAGCACAAACCGGACATGATAATGACGGAGAATGGTATAAAAAAATGAAGGAATATTATGAATAAAGTATACAATTACGAAGATTTGTTCCAAGATATTCCTGGAGACCCCGATAATTTCCTTTTTACTATTCCTCCAGATATGTTGGAAGAAACCGGATGGAAAGATGGTGATATCTTAAATATATCCGTGGAGAACGGATCAATAGTGTTGTCAAAAAAAGACACAACCGTAACATAAATTTGACAATCTAACATTGACTATGTTACAATACATTATATTGTTAAGGAAGTAACATGGAATTAATTGACTCAAAATCACTTTTGGCCAAACTGATGGCCACAGAAAACCTAACGGTCGAACACCGTAATGTTCGTACAGCATCCTTTGATGTTAAGAACCGTATTTTGGTTATTCCCACACTAGATAAAAACCTATCGGCAGCTTTGTATGACCTTTTTACTGGTCATGAAGTCGGCCATGCTCTCTACACTCCTATGGACGGAATGATTGAAGCAAAAAAACAAAAAATTAACATGAGTGTTACCAATGTGGTTGAAGATTGCCGCATTGAACGCAAAATCAAATACAAATATCCAGGTCTTAAATTACCTTTCCTTAAAGCATACCAAGAATTGATTGAAAAAGATTTCTTTGGTACTAAAGGCAAAAACATAAACCTGCTAAACTTCCTAGACCGCTTGAACCTTTATACAAAAGGCGGCGTATCCTTAGGTATTAAATTCAATGAGATTGAACGTAGTCTGGTGAATGATGTTGAAAAAACCGAAAGCTATGAAGATGTAATTGAAGTTTCCAAACGTATCGTTCAATACATGAAACAGGAAATGGAAGAACAAAAAGCCAAAGCAAAACTTCAACCAGAAGAAGATGATGGTGACGAAGATTATGATGAAGATGATTTTTCGGAAGTTTTTGATGATGATTTAGATTTAGATTCTGATACACCAAAAGCATCGGGTGCAGCACCTGATGATGATGGTGAAACCGAAGATTCGGACTCAGATGAAGATTTTGATGAATCTGGTGATTTGGCTGATGAAGATGATTTCAAAGATTCCAAAACTGAATCAGAAATCCGTTCTTTCACTGATGAAGCATTCCGTGAGAATGAAAGCCGACTATTTGAGTTTGGTGAAGATTATTTGTATGCCAACGTTCCTAAAATGGAAGTTGAAAAAGTAGTCTACGATTACAAGCCTTTGTGGAAACGTTACAAAGAAGAAGAATTTTGTTCAGTAAAAACTGATGTTTACCTGAATCTCCGCCGTGAATCAAACAAAGTTGTTTCTTATCTTGTCAAAGAATTTGAAATGCGTAAGAACGCTGACCAACTAAAACGAGCCACCACTGCAAAAACTGGTGACTTGGATATGAAGAAACTTTTCTCATATGGTTTCAGTGAAGATATCTTTAAGAAAGTTACAGTTGTTCCTGGTGGTAAATCACATGGTCTTGTAATGTTCTTAGATTGGTCTGGTTCTATGGTTGACCATATGAGCAACACTATGAAGCAATTACTTAATCTTACTTTGTTCTGTAAGAAAGTAAACATTCCTTTTGAAGTGTATACTTTTGTTGATGAGATTGATTATGAACAGACTTATCAACCTAGACCTAAAAGAGGTGATTTGGCTGTCAAAAAATTTGGTATCTGTAATATTCTTTCAAGTAGAATGTCTGCCGCTGAATTCACCTATGCTGGTTCTGCTCTTGTTTCTATGGCAGGTTGTGGACCTAATGGTAGAAGAAGTAAACAACCATATTGGATGTCCATGGCTGGAACTCCTTTGAATGAGGCAGTTATCGCTGCTATGGAAATTGTTCCATACTTTCAAAAGAAATACAAATTACAAATTGTGAATACTGTGTTTCTAACTGATGGCGAAGGTTCTCCATCTTATGAAATTTATGAAAATGAATCTGGTCAGACCAACTACAATTCAAGATACGACAGGAAACACCTTGTCCTTCGTGATCCAGTTACCAGGCACCAAGAAACAGTGAGAAGCAATGCAAACTCTTTCAACCAAACAAGCGCATTGATTCGTTTGTTGAAGAAACGTACAAATTCCAATATTGTTGGATTCTATGTTCTGAAAACTAAAGACCTTACTGGTTCTGCTGGCAATATGTTCTTTCCAGATTATTCTGAAAGATATAAAGTCAAAGAACAATTCGTAAAAGATAAATTCTTTGTGGTTCAAAACACTGGATTTGATGAATACTATTTGCTCCGGTCAAACGGCCTAGATACTGAGGATGATGTAGCCTTTGAGGTTAAGGAAAATGCCACTAAACGTGGTATCGTTTCCGCATTTACTAAGTATGCAGGTAACCGAATTAACAATCGTGTTATTCTGAACCGTTTTATCAACATGATTACATAGGAGAGCAAATGAACATATATTCAGAATTTGTTAATGAAAACAAAAAAGCTACAGTAACAAAAATGAAACTGGAAGGTTTTGACCCAAGGTTTCAAAAGTGGGAAGTTACTTTATTCATTGATGGTCGGATGATTCAAAAAATCACCACACACAATGAAGAAAGTGCCGAACACATTGCTGAAGATTTTGTGCAGAATGAGAATGGTGGTGCTTCATCACTATTGAGTGAGTATGTCTAAGCGTGACAAAGACTATCAAGCCGCAAAAGATGTGCTTGATGACCTTATTGACCGATGCAAGAATGTACGAGAGTATAAAATCTCTTGCTACTTAGACGAAGCTTGGGTTCCTGCTGGTTCAATGCCTTTTGATATTATTATTAGAAATGGTATTGTGACCTGTAGGGTTTTGGCGGAGAGTAAATTGGAAGCAGCCTTAATGATTGCTAACGAATTACCTGTTATTATGTTTATAGATGATTAATATGGATAAAAAGACTAAAGAGATTTTTTGTATTACGCAGGAAGAATGTGCTGAGGTTACACAGGCTATTTCTAAAATTTTTAGATTTGGATTTGACTCAGTACATCCTGTTACCGATAAAAGCAATATGCAAAGTTTAGAAGAAGAAGTTGGTGACCTTCTAGCGATGATTGATATTATGGTAGAGAAGTGTATTGTTTCTGATTCTAATATCAATGCTGCTAGAATTGCAAAGAAAGAAAAACTGAAGATTTGGTCCAGTATCTATGAGTAATGAAGAAACTTTAGAAATCTATGAGGACATGAAACGAATTTACGGAGAAAAATTACCGAATCCTGACCATGAACCTATAAGATTCAGATATTATTATACATTATATAAACATTTTCATAGGATGAATTCACAATAAATTGTGACAGGAATATTACGAAGTGTTTAAAATTATAGATAATGGATACACCACAATTAATATTCCAAAATGCAAAAAACATATAGAACTATATTCGTTAGTGATGTACACCTTGGCACTAAAGACAGTCAAGCTGACAAACTCAATAATTTCCTAAAACATAACAGTTGCGAAACACTGTATCTTGTTGGTGATATTATTGATGCGTGGAGAATCAAACAAAACAAATGGCGTTGGAAGCAATCACATACAAATGTGGTACGCAGAGTCCTAGGCCATGCCAAACGTGGAACTAAAGTCATCTACGTTGCCGGCAATCACGATGAATTCCTCAGACCATTCATTCAGTACAACATTGGATTTGGTCTGATAGAAGTAGTCAATCAAACAGAACACGTTGGTGCAGATGGTAAACATTATCTGGTCACACACGGAGACCTATTTGATGGTATTACAAGACTAGCACCATGGTTATCAATGTTAGGAGATAAAGCATATGATTTCATACTTAGCCTCAACAGTAAATATAATTGGATTCGTCATAAGCTGGGTTTTGGGTACTGGAGCCTTAGCTTGTTTCTTAAGCAGCGTGTTAAGAAAGCTGTAGACTTCATATTCCAGTTTGAAAAGAATTTGTCAGATTACTGTAAGAAACGTGGATTTGATGGAGTTATCTGTGGTCATATTCATAAGGCCGAGATTAAAGAAATAGATGGTGTCACATACATGAACGATGGTGATTGGGTAGAATCGTGTACCGCATTGGTTGAACACCATGATGGTACTTGGGAGATTGTAACTTGGACCAAGGAGAGTGACGATGTGGATGATGATTTTGATAGCAGTACACATGAACAATCCAAAGGATCAACCAGGAAGAGTTGAATTGTTATTCAATGACCAAAAGACCTGCGAACAGGTTCTGTCAACAATGAAATATGAATTGAAGTTTAAAAGTTTTAAAGTGGAGGGATTATGTCAAAAACAATTCTAATCGTAACTGATAATTTACCGGAGCAAATAAATGGTGTCGTTACAACTTACAAGAATTTGGAAGCGCAGGCTGTTGCTGACGGTTATAATATTGTGTATCTTGACCCCTCTAGATTTCCCCATATTAACGCTCCTCGTTATCCGGAAGTTAAACTCTCTTGGGTTCGTCAAATCGGTAAAAAGATTAAACAGATACAGCCAGACCATATTCATATCGCAACAGAAGGTCCAGTGGGGCTTGCTTGCCGTGTGTGGTGTGACCGTAAGAATCTTACTTACAATACCGCTTATCATACTAAGTTTCCCGAAGGCATAAAGAAACTACTTGGTATTCCAGAATTTATCACATGGTCTTATGTCCGTTGGTTTCATAAACATTCTGGTAAAGTACTCACTACGACCGAAACAATGGTGAATGACCTTGTTGACCATGGCTTTGATGGTACTGTCATTCCATGGACCAGAGGTGTTGACCGTGAAATATTTAATCCAGAACGCCGTGTAGAAACAATCAGTAAATATTTGGTCTGTGTAAGTCGTGTCAGTAAAGAAAAGAATCTGGAAGATTTCTTAGAAATGGACTTTCCAGGTTACCTTAAAGTCATGGTCGGTGACGGACCTATGTTAGAGACATATAAGAAGAAATATCCAGATGTACATTTCACTGGTTTCAAAACTGGTATTCAACTGGCAGAATACTATGCTAATGCCGAAGCCTTTGTATTCCCATCCCGTTGGGAGACTTTTGGTATTGTTATGATTGAGGCAATGGCATGTGGTACTCCTGTGGCGGCATATCCTGCCGCAGGTCCTATGGACGTTATAGAAGAAGGCAAAACCGGCTTCATGGACAAAGACCTAAGTACAGCAGTATACCGCTGCTTAGGCCTTGACAGGAACAAAGTACAAGAGTATAGTATGAAGTGGAGTTGGGAACATTGTTGGAAGATATTTAAGGATAATCTGGTACCCGTATGAAGCCAAAGATAGCATTATTTTTACACCAACCAAAGTGTTCGATACAATCTGGTAATGGTATAATGCAATCTCTTTCCAAGTACTATGACTTTAAGATATTCACTAAGCATAGAGTGGAAGATGACTTCTTTGACGATATCCAAATCACTGCGTTCCCCGGCGGCATTGGCGATTCCGAATCCTTTAACTTCCTATTCAAAGAAAACGGAAAGACCATAAAACAATTTGTCAACCGAGGTGGTAAGTATCTCGGTATCTGCATGGGCGGCTATTGGGCTGCTGACCACTATTTTAATCTCCTTGATGGAATTCATGCTGAACAATACATCAAGCGTCCTAACACAGACACCAGGAGACCTCATGCCAAGAACCAACAGGTCCTGTGGAACGGCGAAGAGCAGAGAATGTTCTTCTACGATGGACCTGCATTTACTGGTCCTGGTCTTGCTAGGTCAGAGATAGTTTCCTTATATCCCAATGGCGATCCGATGGCTCTTATACAGGATAATGTAGGAGTTATCGGCTGTCATCCAGAAAGTACACCACACTGGTACTCTGCATATTCTTGGATGAAGCCTCATTATCACAATGGTGAACATCACAAACTCCTACTAGAGTTCACAGACCATCTATTGACAAAATAAGGCAGTTGTTATATAATCATAATATTATGGAGATTATTGAATGAAAAAGTGGATGGAAAAAGAATTTGGCCAAGTGGTATACTATGATGACATAGATGGCAAAATCGTAGGTGCAGTATACAAAATTGGTAACCAAAACTCCATATGGGGTGCCAAGATTTATACAGAGATTGAAGGTATTCTAGGCCAATACGTGGACTCAGACTATGCTCGTAAGGCCGTAGAATACTACTGGGAAGTCCAAGACCGTACATTACTGGGGCATTACAATGTCTGAAGAAACACAATACAAATATGAAGGCCAAAAGGTTCCGTATTCGTCTGAAGGAACATTCTCAATAGCCAACAACTGGCCAAAACCAGTGGGTCATTGGGTATTATATCCAGGAGCTTTTCGTACATCATTTGCTATGTACAAGAAACCTAATAGAATACAGATTTGGTTTACAGAGAAACTATTAGGATGGAAGTGGGAGAATGAAAAATGAAATATTACAGAATATCTTTTGAAGGTGAATGTGGCCAGCATGTAGAAGAAACGTGGTCAGAGAAACAAATCCTTGGATCATCATGGTATCGCAATTGGGTACTGATGATGGTACAGGCCGACAAAGCCTTTTTGATGGCTGATGAAACAGCCATTGATGACTGGTGTGTTGTACATTGGGCTGTAGAGGTAGAGAAACCTGATTGGATTGATGAAAAGTGAATTTTTCTCTTGTGGAGCCACCTGAAAAAATTTTTGAATCCTTGGGAACCGGCCGAGAAAATAAAAAATAGGAAAAAAGAGTTTGACCAGGTGGAGCTTTTTATTATATCATCATACCCCATCCATAATACTTTAGTATACAGCCAGCCCCACCATCCGCAAACCAAAGTACTACTCTGCTCCCCAAAAGTAATACAAAAAAAAGACTGGGAGCAATGCTCAACCAGTCCAAAAGAGCACCAAGTGCCCGAGCGAAAACTAATACTAAATCATTCTATATCAAGCAGCAACCGCAACCAATTTGATTACTTTTGCCATTTTCTTGCCGTGTGCCGGATACCCGATAACCGCCACGTCCTTAGAATAGCAAGCACGGCAACCATTACACTTACCACCATGCTCATAAGCAGTACATAAGGTCACACCTTCTGGCACATTGGTAGAATCAGGCAATATGGTAGAACCATGTACACCTTTAGTATACGTACCATCAATAGCATCGCTTGAAGGGCGAACCATTACATTAGGTAAAGCCTGCATTTGAGATAAAATAGTATTAAATTTAGGAAACTTATGCATACGTGTAGGTAACCAGTGTTGGACGTGAGGTGTTGCCACCATTACAGCGTACATTTTAACGGCGAGAGCAAGGGAGTACATATCGCCGCTGTCAAACCAGCGGAAATAGGACTGCTTGCGGAGAGCGTGGACCATAGTGTCAACCCATCCAGCATCCTGCCATGCTTGCTTATTGTCAGCACGGACTGCCTTAACAGCGCCAAAGTGGTACATTCCGGTGGTGGCGTAGCATCCGGAGCAAGCGTCAACCAGAGCACCTGAAGCCGATACAGAACCGGGACAGGTTTCCAGTGCTTGCAGAGACCAGCTCAGAATATTATCGAGCTTTGAGGTTTTGGACAATTTATTCATAATTCGCTTTCGGTTTTTGATTTGATGGAAGGAGTATAACATTCCTGGTCAAAATGGCAATATACAACTTTTTTCTTCCATCCTTTTGGTCAACTATTTGCCAGTAATTTTCCAACTGGCGGCCTCCGGGATTCGATCCCTTAGCCTTACATCCGGACGCCGGTGTTCCTCACCGGCTGGAGCTGTGTTCCTCACAGCATCCGAATGGTTTCACAACCGAACCAATTCCTTTAAAAACCGAGGGGTCGCTCGCCTCGGGGGATTGGTTATATTGTGGAAACGCCTGCCTTGATTTTGGCGGCAAGATCATTCGCTTCAGCACCGAATGTCACGCCCTTGGAAGGACGCTTGTTTGCTTTCACTGCTTTGGAACCCACAGGACCCACGCTTTTAGCAAGCAATTTAGCAAGGCGTGCTTCTGCCTTTGCAATAGCGGTAGCACGCTTCAATTCAGCGGCAGCGATTTTGGCAGCAGCGGCATTTTCACGGTCAGCGACCAATGAAGCACGGAGAGCGGCAATTGCGGCACGCTTTTGGTTTGTGGTCAATCCGTTAACTGAAGCACAGGGGAAGGTGTAATTTGACATTTTGTTTCCTTTTCGATTTGATGGAATGGATTATACAGATTTTGGTGAAAATGGCAACTGTAAACTTTTTTCTTCCAGTTGCCTGTGTGGTTATTCTACTTGGTCAAGGTGAGCAGCAGAATCCAAATAATCGGAGTCTGTAGTACTTTTGTTTTCAAGCATTTCCGATAGAATGAAT